TGCCGCGATCCGAGGATCGGTTGGGTCGGTCGCGGTTCTCTTGCGCGTTCTCAAAGGGCGGATATACTTCTCCGTGATTGAGAGTCTTTACCTAATGCCGGTTTGGGATGTTCTGGCACCCGATACATTGAGCCGCGTGACTGAAAAGTATAAGGTTACAGGCGCCGACTTGCTGTCCCAAGGCTATGACAATGTCGATTCAGCGACGGTCTATTGGTTTCAGAGGGTGTGGGATTCGACCGCAGAAACCTGGTATCTTCCCTGGCCGGTAAATGACCCCCTCGCGGTTCCGATGAGGGACAAAACGCGGTCCGTTGTGCACGGCTTGGGCTTTGTGCCGCTGGTATGGATACGTAATCTTCCCGGAGGTGACGGGGTGGACGGCGCCTGCACATTTCGCGCTGCGATTGAAACGAATATCGAGATTGACTACCAGTTGAGTCAGGCGGGACGTGGACTGAAGTACAGCTCCGACCCCACGCTCTTGATCAAGGAGCCGGCATCCAGCGATACAGAGATTGTAAAAGGTGCCGGCAATGCTTTAGTTGTCTCCGAAAAAGGCGACGCGAAGCTGTTGGAGATTGGCGGGACGGCTTGCGAGGCCGTGATATCTTATGTGCGGACCTTGCGGGAGTTTGCTCTGGAGGCGGTGCATGGCAACCGTGCCAGTGCTGACCGGCTGACCGTGGCGCAATCCGGCAGGGCGCTGGAGTTGATGAACCAGGGCCTGATCTGGCTCGCGGATAATCTGCGGATTTCATATGGCGATGGCGGCGTATTGGCGCTGTTGAAAATGGTCGTTCAGGCGTCGCGGATTTTCCCGTTGATCGTTATGGGCCGCCCGGTGCCATCATTAGATCCAACGCAGAGCCTGACGTTGCGGTGGCCCCGATGGTATCCGCTTTCCGCGGATGACAGGCTGAAGGAAGCGCAGGCGATTGCGACGCTGACAAGTGCCGGCCAACTCTCGCAGGAGAGCGGGGTGAAAGTGCTGGCCGCGGCGAACGGCATTAGCGACGTGCAGGCGGAACTCAACGCCATTGACCAGGATACACCATGACCGAAGAGTCCGACGAGGCGGCCGAAAACTGGCAATTGCGTGCCGAAACGGCGGAAGCCGCGCTGACACGCACGCAGGCTGAGGCCGATTCGCGTTTGATCCGCGCTGAGCTGAAGGCGGAAGCAATTCGTGCGGGTATGGTCGATCTGGACGGATTGAAGTTGCTTGATACGTCTGAGATCCGGCTGGGCGCGAATGGCGAGGTTGTGGATGCCGCTGCTATTCTGGGCAAGTTGAAGCGTGCGAAGCCGTGGCTGTTTGCCGGACCCGCATCTTCCTCCGCGGCGGCAAATCCGCCACGGCCGGAGCCGCCGCGGACGCGCCATGCCAATGAGTTGAGCCATGAAGAATGGCTGCAGGCGAGGGCGGCGCTGCTACGGCGGCGTTGAAGCCGCGGTTTTGAAACTATCGGAGCGTTGCGTTTTCGTCCCGGAGTCCTGGGCCGTCAATGACGCGGGTTTGCGTGTGGGTCTCCTAACATCGAGAGGTTTGTCTGATGGGTATTCAGAATTTCCCGGCTGCGCTGCAGCCCATTATTCAGCAGGGTTTTCTTGAGCGTGAGTTTGAGACGGCGCTGAAGTCCCGGCTTGGCTATCGTCTGATCGCGGACCGTGAGGATTTTGCCGTTGGGATCGGCGAAACGCTGACGAAGACGCGCGCCGGTCTGAAACCTAGCGTTACGGTGCCTTTGGCAGCGGCGACGAATACCAATCTTGATAACGGCCTGACCTCGACCAATTGGGGCGTGGAACAGTACACGATCTCGCTCAATTTTTACGCGGCGACGCAGGACCTGAATATGGTGACGAGCCGCGTCGGTATCGCCAGCCAATTCTTGCAGAATGCCGCCACCAATGGTGAGCAGGCGGCACGCAGCCTTGATGAGTTGGCGCGCAATGCTTTGTTCGCCCCGTATTTTGGTGGCAACACGCGCGTGATCACGACGTTGGGAAGCGCAGCTCCGAGCATCGAGGTTGACGATGTGCGCGGTTTTCAAACGGTGTTTGTCAACGGTGTGCAGCAGTCCGTTTCGGCAACCTACCCGATGACCGTGACGGTGGGGCTGGATGCTTATAGCCTGATTGGCGTGACGCCGGATGCTACAAACGTTTCGACGGCGCCGGGCGGAATTTCAGGCCAACTGCTGTTCTCTGGCAATGTGACGGTTGCGGACGGAACGCTGGGGAACGCGGTGCAGGCGGCCACGGCAAGCGCGATCGTGCGGCCGGCGAACCGGCCGACGACCGCGGCGCTGCAGGCCACGGATACGTTGACGATGGGAAATCTTCTGGACGCCGTGGCGCTTTTGCGCCGCAATGCGGTTCCGTTGGTGGATGGGGTGTATAATTGTTATCTTGACCCGGTTTCCGCCCGACAACTATTTGCAGATCCGGATTTCAAGCAACTTTTCACTGGGGCGACATCCTCGAACCCCGTCTTCCGGCAGGGGATGGTGAGTGATTTCCTAGGCCTGCGCTTTATAACGACCACCGAAGCCTATGTGCAGTCCTCGCCCAGCATTGCCGGGTTGTATGTGCGGCGGCCGATCGTTTGCGGCCAGGGAGCGCTCATCGAGGGTGATTTTGCTGGTATGGCGGCTGACGACGTGGCGCCGAAGGACAGCCTCGTCAATGTGATCGACGCGCGAGCCGATTGACCGGTTGCAGCAAATCATCGCGCAGAGCTGGTATTGGATTGGCGGTTTCTGCGCGCCATCCGATACGACAACCACGCCGACGACGGTGCCGACGGCGACCAACGCGAACTATAAGCGCGCGGTCATGCTCGAGCATATTGGTTGAGGAGCGGCGCAAATGTCGACCGGTTCAACCCAACCTTTCCGTCCCGCTGGCACCGCTAGTGTGGCGGCCTCGACGAGTTCTGGCAGCGTTCAACTGGCGGGCGGCGGCCATGCTGTCCTGGTCTATAATGCATCCAGCGCCACGGCATTTTTTCGCCTGGGTGCCGCGGCGGGTTTGACAGCGACGACGGCGGATACGCCGCTGCCGCCGGGTGCCCGCGTGTTGGTGGATGCTGGTCCTTTCGTCAGCCATGCGGCGGTGATTCTCTCCGCTGGAACGGGCAACGTGTATTTCACGCTCGGGGACGGGGACACGTATTGAGATGTCCGGTACGCTTCCAACGTCTTTCACCGACTCACAAAAGACCGACATTCGACGGTTCTGCGGCTATCCCGCTTATGGCGCGAGTGCCGCTGGGTTTGATTCATGGCGGTTTTTTCAAGCCTACGGCACGTTGGAATACCGGATGAACAATCTTTCCACGGCAGAGATTGCCGTCACTTTGCAATATCTGACGACGCTAAACATGTTGGAGTCGGCCATCCCGCCGACTTCCGATAATCTTGATACTGAGAGCGCCGCGGCGTGGACGCATAATGCCGATGAAACGCGCGACCGGACCAATCTGTTTGATAGCTGGCGGCGCCGGTTGTGTGGCTTTCTGGGGGTCCCGGCCGGGCCGGCGCTGGCGGATGCTGGCATCACGTTGATTGTATAGGCAAATGGACGGTGTAAAGGTGGCGGACCGGCTGGCCTATGGCGCTGGCTGTGCCGCGCGCCGGGTCGGGTTCGTGCATGATGCGTACCGGCCAAATGGGCCGGCGAAGCCAATTGATCTTGCCAACCGGTTTCTACAGTTGAGTGTGGCCTATGTGCTGCCAGGTGGCAGCGTGGGTGCCCCCAGCGGCTTTGGCGTGCCGTTCCGGCAGGCCTGGGCGGATTGGAGCTACCTGCTGGTGGGCGATTACCTGGTGGGGCCGGAGGGCGTAGCGTTTGTCGCGGCGATCGAGCCGCCGAAGCCGATGCTGGTGGTGATGACGAATGCCATCGTCAGTCTGGCGCGCCCGGCTTCACCCGTGCTGGCCGGTTTAAATCCGTATGGTGCGGTTTTGCCGGGCACCGAGACTGTGCTGATCGCCTGTTTTCCGGCCAGTCTCCTGCGGGGCGGGATCGATGACCGTACACGGGTGGGGCTGCCGGATGACACGAAAGTCCCTGGTTTCACCGCGCTGTTGCCGGCGGTGCCGTGTGTTCAGCCGCAGGTCGCGGATATTCTCGGCAATGAATGCGGGGAACGGTTTATTGTGACGGCAACAGAGCTGGTGAGCGGCGTCTGGCGGTTGTCCTTGGTACAGGCCGTCAGCTGATGGCGGACCAGGCGGATGTCGAGACGGCGCTTGCGTCGTTGGTGGCGAATGCATTGTATCCAAACGGCACCGCGGCAGTGGGCGCGGTTACCAATCTGTGCCGGATTTATCGCGGCTATCCGGCAGCGCCGTCCCTGGATGCGGATTTGGCCGCGGGAATTGTGAACGTGTCGGTGGTGGGCGGTACCGCCATCAAAAACGTCACACGTTATCCGCGACTATGGCAGACGGTGGCGCCCGTGCCGGCGACGTTGACGGTGACTTTGTCGGCGCAGAGCGCAACGTTCTACGGCACTTGCGCTGTGGGTCAATTGGCCGGTGTGTCCGTAAACGGCGCGTTGTTTCCTTATGCCGTCCAGGCGAATGACACGCCGGCAACGGTTGCGAGCAACCTGGCGGCGCTGCTCCGTGTGGCGGGATGGCTGGTGGACTATACCGGCACGACCATTACCGTGCCTGGTGCGGCAATGTTTACGGCGCGGGTGGTTTACGGAGCTGGCGCTTTGCAAGAGATCAAGCGTCAAGTGCAGGATTTCAAAATTTCTATGTGGTGCCCTGATCCGGCGTCTCGCGATGCGGTGGCGCCAGTGATTGATAATGCGCTGGCGACGCAAAATTTCATCGCTCTCGCGGATGGTTCGTCCGCGCGGCTGATTTTTGTGGGGACCGAGGCCGAGGATACCGCTGCGGATGCGACTTTGTACCGCCGGGACATCACCTATAGCGCCGAGTACCCGACCACGCTGGCCCAAACGACGCCGGCGATGCTGTTCGGCACCGCGAGTCTTTATGCGGATGCGGAATTTGTTGAGAATCTCCAAGTTTAAAGGAAAGACAATGGCGTTTCATCTGGTGGTGCTGCGGCCGTTCGGCGGCTTCAAGCGCGGCGATGTGATTACCGATAGTGCCACGATCGCCAGACTCCTGGCGGGTGCCGAGAAAAACTTTGTTGTGCGCGTGAGCGCGAAAGGGGCCTGAGCCATGCCGGTTTTCAGCCAGGGTAATTTGAACACGACGGCGCTGATCGTGCCGGATTTATATGTGCAAATCGTGGCACCGCAGACGCTTCTGTTAAATGGTGTGCCGACCGATACATTGGGCGTTGTCGGCTCCGCCAGTTGGGGGCCGGTCGGTGAGCCGACGATCTGCGCCAGCATGGGAGATTATGCCGCGGCGTTTGGGCCGGTGATGGCGCGCAAATACGACATGGGCACGCAGGTGGCGACAGCGGTGCAGCAGGGCGCCGCGAATTTTCGTTGCGTACGGGTGACAGATGGCACTGATACGGCAGCGTCGCTCACCGTATTTGGAGCGATCGCGTTTACAGCACTTTACACGGGCACGCTGGGCAATCAACTGACGCTCACGTTTTCTCCCGGCTCGGCGGCGAATACATGGCAGCTTGCCATCGCCCTGCCGGGGATAAGTCCGGAGGTCTTCAACAACATAGGCGGGACCGGGGCGGCGTTCTGGAGCAACATTGCCAATGCCGTGAACAATGGGAATGGGGCGTTGCGGGGCCCCTCACAGCTGGTGGTTGCCTCTGACCTTTCGGTGACCGCGACGCCGGTTGCCGGCGCGTTTCCATTCAGTGCGGGTACGCCCGGCAGTGATGGTGCCGGCGGCGTGGATGCGGCGATTTTGGTGGGTGTGGATACCGTGCCGCGCCAGGGTATGTATGCTTTGCGCGGGCAGGGCTGCGCGATTGCGTTGCTAGCGGATGCGGATGATTCGATGCAGTGGAGCGTTCAGGTTGAGTTCGGCGTGTCCGAAAGCGTTTACATGATTTGCACCGGCCCGGCGGGCGACAACATTGCCAATGCGGTGGCGACAAAAACCGCCGCCGGCATCGATAGCTACGCGGCCAAGCTGATGTTCGGCGACTGGGTGTATTGGTACGACCAAGCCAATGCAGTCACGCGGCTGGTGTCGCCGCAAGGGTTTGTCGCGGGGCGGCTTGCTAACTTGTCGCCTGAGCAGTCATCGCTGAACAAGCAGCTTTACGGTGTCACGGGAACGCAGAAATCCGGGCAGCCTGGCGCTGGCACGGCAACGACCTATGCGACCGCAGATCTTTCCGCTTTGCTCTCGGTGGGAATTGACGTGATTGCGAACCCGCAGCCGGGCGGCGCGTATTGGGGGGTGCGTGGCGGCTTCAACACGTCATCAAATCCGTCAACGAACGGCGATAATTACACAAGGCTGACAAACTACATCGCCGCTACACTCTCCACCGGCATGGGGATTTACGTGGGACAGCTGGTGAACGCGACATTGTTTCAGAATATTCGAGCGACGCTGCTGGCGTTTCTGAATGGGTTGCTGAGCCAAGGGCTGCTGGGGAGCACCACGGGCGCGGTGCCGTTTGCGGTGGTGTGCGACATTACGAACAATCCGGTTTCGCGGACCAGCCTGGGTTACGTGCAGGCCGACGTGCAGGTGCAATATCAGGCGATCAACGAAAAATTCATCGTCAACGTGCAGGGCGGCCAGACCGTGCAGGTCAGCGTGCAATCCGCGGCGAGTTAAGGAAGGACAGGGCAATGCCTTACAATACGTTTTCCATCGGCAGTGACTGCCAGCTTGTGGTGATGGGGCCGTTCGGCCGGGTGGATCTGGCGCATGTGACGGGGTTTGAGGCGAACCAGGTGACGATGGCGATCCGCGTGGACCGGCTGGACGGTGTGCAACTGGGGGCGGAACTGCCGAAAGGCTGGTCCGGCACGTTTACGCTGGACCGCGGGTCTCCGGCGGCGGATGATTTCATCGCCGCGATCGAGCAGGCCTATCTGGCCGGGCAGTCGATCCCGGCGGGCACGTTGTATCAATATGTGAATGAACCGGATGGCTCGACCTCGACCTATCAGTTCAGCGGGGTGGTGTTCAAACTCACCTCCGCCGGCGCGTACCGGGGGGATGCGCCGGTAGCGCAGAAATTATCTTTCTACGCATCCAGCCGGGCGAGCCTGTGATGGAACGGGTGATAACGGATAAGGCCGGCCGGCGGCTGACGTTGCGGAAGGTGGGCGTGCTGGAGACGTTGCGGCTGTATAAGGCGCTGGGGCCGGAACTATCATTGAATGGCCCGTATTTGTCCGCCGCGAGAATTGCCGCGGCTGTCGAAATGATAGATGACGTGCCAGTCCCTTTTCCCGCGAGCGAAGCTGCGGTAGAATCATTATTGGATCGGCTTGGTGAAGATGGCGTCATGCTTGTCGGTACGGCAATTCGGCGGCCGGCGACGGCCGCGGTGGTTGCTGAAGCGGGAAACTAGCCCGGCACGCCGCGCTGGCTGACTGTCTTTACTTGGTCAAGAGCGGCGTGCCTTACAACGTTGCGTTTGGGCTGGATGATGCAAGCCGGACGGCCTATATCGTCATTCTTGGCAGGCTCGACGGACTTCAGTTTGACTGGAAACGATTGCGCTGGAGAGATGAGTTGTAAAGAAATAGAACGTAATCCCGGTAAGACGTAATGCCGATTTTTACCAGCTATTCAATGGGGTGTTAGCAATCAACATTCGGAAGACAATTTGGATACAAGAATTTCTATACGGTTGAATTTGATGATGAATTTGGTGAAGGATTTACGCTAAAGTATGGCCCGCCGCCGCCTAATCCCAAAAATCCCTTTCCCCCCATCTTCTGATTAGTTTCGAGGTGCCGAAAATGAACGATGGAACAGAGCAGACGGGTCTTGTGAAGTCCTTGGAGGTCAACGGAGAGAAAGTACCCGACTCGCAAGAAAAGGGATCGGAAAGGAAGCAACTTTATCTCCGGCTTGCACCCAACGGCAGGATTGATGAGGGAAGCAGGTCTGAAAACAGCGGAAACTATCTGATCGTACCCGCTGATTACAATGTTTCAGATGCCATTGCTGAGGCGGACAAGGTCAATCGGGACATGCGCGATGCCTCATCCGTGGAGTCGCCCTTGGGTGGACTCACCGAAGGTCTGAGAGAGATGACGCATGATTTTAGGCCCGGCGGTTCGCAAGACCTCCAACGCGGCAGGGCTTGGGGCGTTCCGGATGGTGAGGTCGATCCCGTAGTAAAGGATTCGGCTTCCTGGAACTTAGGCGTCACGACTCAACTTACCCGCATCCCGGATTTTATGGCGGAAATTGGCGCCGGCGGCCTGAACATTAAT